TGCTACTGTGGCTCAGCCGGTAGAGCAGCTCACTCGTAATGAGCAGGTCGTCCGTTCGAATCGGATCAGTAGCTCCAGAAATCCTACAAATCAGCGTCAAAATTTGACTGATTTGTAGGATTTTTTCTTATTTACTCTAAGCCGGACGAAGAAAACCGCAACAAAAACCGCAACATTGGATGGCTCAAAATCGAAAATGGAGACTTTTTGGCAAAATTTTCAATGAATTAAGTAATAGATAATTGTTGTGAAATCGGTTTGAGAAAAAGGACAGAACGGTGGATGTATGAACTTTCCAGAAGAACAGCTGGGTCGCGTTGGACAAAAATTCTCGGATATAGGGCGAAAAATCGAATATATCAAGACACTTGATTTGGTCAGCTGCGTCGCAGAGGTCGAACAGCTCTGCGGCGAGATTCAAGCTGCAACGGAAGAAATGCGGCTCATACTTGCCATGATGAAAGAATAAACAAAGCGCCCCCGCTTCGGATGTTCTCCGGAGCGGGGGCGTTGTCATGCTATGCAGTTATGGCCGGTCTCTTACTTCACACTCTTCCTCAGGCGCTCAAACTCAGCGTCAGCCTGAATGGCCTCCTTGGTGAAGGAGTTGTTGAACCACCAGTTGACCAGCGCAGACACGGTGGTGAAGCCGGTGGAGATGAGCTGTTCGAGCTGGGCGCTCTCGATGGGCAGCACGGGCTTGCCTGCGGCGCTCAGGATCTGGTTGATGAGGGCCAGAGCCAGCACGGCGGTGCGGGCGATGGTGGCAGCGGAGACGGTGCGGGTGGTGATATGTGCGTTCATGGGGTGTCCTTTCTCCCGGTGAGGCCGGGCGGTCAGTCGTGGATGGGCAGGGCCTTGGCGCGGTTATACAGCTCCGTGCCGGTGCCGTTGCCGCCCATCGTGTGATAGGTCTTGTAGAGGTAGGTGAGGTTGCGCAGACCGTCGGGGGTGATATGGCCGAGGCTGAGAAAGTGGTAACACTCGGTGTAGATGCGGTCGTGCAGGAGGGCCAGCACGGCCTGCCAGAGGGCTTTGATCTTGGGAATGGCTGCGAGGACGGCCCCGCCCATCAGCGCGAAAGCCCACTGTGCCCAGTATTCGAGGATGAACTGCATCGGAATCACCCCCTCACATACTCCACCGGCTCTTATTCGCCCGGGTGTCGATATGCACCCAGCCGGTCTTGCGGGTGGGGTGCTTTGCGTCCTTCGGGTAGCGCCCGATGCCGCCCCGGGAGGGCAGCAGGGTCTCGGCGTAGGCGGCGACCGTGGCCACGTCTACACCTTCGACGTAGAAGTCCGCCGCCCGGCCCAGCAGGTGCTGGCTGCTTTTGCTGCCGCCGACGGCGGCGTTGTGGGTGGCGGTGCGGTAGCCGCTGGTGATATGCACCGGCTTTCTGAAGTGCTCCCGGATGCACTGGAGCAGCACCACAAGCTCCTCGTCGAGGAGCACGACATCGCTGCCCTTGCAGGCAAACTCCCGCACCTTGAAGCTGGGCGAGAGCTGCCGGGTGGAGTCCCGGGACATGGAATATTCTTTGATAGCGATAGAGAACACGACCTTTCTTTTGAGCAGCCCCCACCCGGGGGCTGCTTTTTGTTTTGTCAGAGGTACTGATACCCCTCGACAGAGATGCAGCTACTGAGAGAGTCGCTGGGATACGAGAGCCGAACGGTGCCATCGCTCGTGAACGTGACGGCAACGTAGTTCGTAGAATAATAATGATTGTTGCCGTTTTTATTGTACTGAGAAGCATTGATCGCGGCAGAGCATCCACGTGCAACTCTTACCTCGGTTGCACCGGGACTCGTCTGGCCGTTATTAGTCGCACTCGGATAACTACTGGACACAGGCTTGACCACCAGATAGTCCACCGTATCCGGAGCCTTTGCGCTCGTGCCGCCCGAGGAGCCCATCGCCGCGCTCCAAACCAGCTTACCGTCCATATACATCAACCTCTCTTTCGTTTTCTTGCTCATGCCGCCGCTGATGGCGACGCTTCCTAACGCCATACTCACGCCTCCGATTCTGCCGCGTCTGCGGCCTCGGGGGTGGTGTCGGCGTCCGGGTCGGCGAGGCCCCACTCTGCCCGCAGGGCGGCGAGGGCGGCGGCTTTGTCGGGGGCCGTGTCGGCCAGCAGGGAGAGCAGCAGGGCCTTGGCGTTGTCACTCAGGCCCTCGCCGGGGTCGCCTTGCGGGCCGGGTTCACCGCGCGGCAGAGTCAGGCAGAGCTTGCCGTCCCGGATGTCGGCGGTGGGTGTGTCGCCGGTGGTCACGCTGCCGATGCCCTCCACCGCCGCGGCGCAGGCGGCTGCGATGCCGTCCTCCATCCGGTTGAGTACGTCGGGCAGGCTGACTTTCATGCCGGTGACGAAATGCTGTTTCACATACTTCATTTTTCGTTTGCCTCCGTTACAAAGTCGTGTCATCCAAAACGGTGTCGCCCAGGGTGTCCTCTCCGGTGTCAGCGGTCGAGGCCGAGGGTCCCAGCAGCTCCACCTGCATCTGGATGCCGCCCTCGGGGACGTTCTCGGCCCAAAACGTGATGCTGCCGTTTTTGGTCTCGCAGACGCCCGCAAGCCCCGCCGCCACCGCCACGGTGAAGGTCTCCGGGGTGGGTACGGCGGAGGGGACGTTTGCCTCTCTCGCCGCCCGCAGCTGGGCCGTCTGCTTGTAGGCGTAGCCGGGTACGTCGGTGCATTCGGCCCAGCCGTCTGCCGGGAGGGTCACGGGCCAGATGCCGAGATAGCCGCCGGTGTAACTGGCCAGCAGCTTGTCGCAAAGCTTGGCGGTCTCTTTGGCCTTGGCCAATGCCTGCTGGCCCAGCTCGTCCATGGGGATGCCGGTCACTCCGTCCCGCATAAGGCCGCAGAGGGCTTCGTCGGTGCGGGTGTCGGTGAGGTCGGCGGTGGAGACGGAGGTCTGGCCCGCCGGGCGGGAGACCTCGGCGAGGCAGAGGTCATAGACCATCTCGGTTCGGGAGAGGTCCGGGCCTGCCGGCTCGGAGGACGGCGCGCCCTGCAGCACCTGCAGAGAGGTGCTGCGGCTGGTAGCGTCGTACCGGAGCACGACGCGGTCGATGCGGGGCAGAGAGCTGTCCGCGAGGGGCAGCGTGAGGGTCTGGGCCTCCCGCATGGTGACGCTGAGGCCCACCCACCGGCTGACGTGCATCCACGCCTGCCCCGCGCTGACGGTGAGGTCGGTACTGCCATCGGCGGCAGCAGCCACCGCGAAATCGATGTCGGTGCTGTAAACGCCGCTGGTGCGCCCGGCAAAGTAGGCCGCAGCATCCTCGGCGTCATAGGTGATGCCGCCCAGCGGGTAGGTAATAATTCCGGGGGAGCTCAAGCTATCGCCTCCTAGATCTTGTACCAGACGGGCGTACCCAGCCGCGCGGTGCGGGTGGTGCCGTCGGTCTGGCTCTGAATGATGATGTCGGCCACCCGGACGGTGGCCTTGTAGCCGAGGTCGGGCAGAAAGCAGTAGCAGACGTCGCCCGGCTCGAGGCCGTCGGCGTCCAGCGTCATCTCGATGCTGCCGGTGCGGAGCTGTTCGAGGAGCTTCGACGCGCCCCGATCAGCCAGCTTCTTGAGGTAGCTGTCGCTTTTGACGGTCTCGCCGTCCTCGGGCTGGATGTCCCGGGCGTCCACGATCATCTCCCGGCGCTCTGCCCCTGTGGCCTCGGTGTCGCCCGCCCAGACCATGGCCCGGTCTTTGCCTTCGCCCGCCCCCAGCACGAGGGCCACGTTGGCATAGCTGCCGTCGCCGAAGGCCCAGGCGGCCTCCCGCAGGCTGCCCCACTTGGTCGAAAAGCGGTTGTTGGGGTCGGCAGTAGGCCGCCAGACCTCGAACATGAGTCTTTTCGCGCTGTTTTTACCAGTGAGCACCACCCGGAAGCCCAGGTCGCAGGCTGCACCCACCGTCTTGAAGTAGTCGAAGAGGGTATTCCCCGAGGTCTGCTGCTCAAAGGTGGTGTCAAAGCCCTTCGGCTCGGCCACCTCCAGCTTGGGCCACGGAGCCGCTGCCTTGGCGAGGGCCAGCATGGCGGCCTCGGCATTCTCGTTCTTGATGGCCGACGCGGAGACCCGCTTGGTGAAGATCCACGTTGCCGGGTAGCCGGTGACGACGAGGTTGGCGTCCTCGTTCTCGTTGGAGCGGTGGCAGATGCGCATGGGGATTTTGACCGCTGCGTCGGTGCGGACGAGCCAGCGGCCCTCCCGCAGGAGCGAGAGGTTCTCCTCGGTGGGGCGGACTTCCAGAGTGAAGCTGCCTTCGGAGTTGTAGGACTCATCCCAGTACACCGACACCCATACGTCGATATTCCCGAGGCGGGCGAGGGTCGTTTCATCCAAGACGTCGAATGTCATACCATCACCTCCGGCAGGATGCCCACCACCATCGGGTAGAAGGAGATGGACGCCTGCAAGCCCTCCCTGCCGCTGGCGGCGTCGGCGGTGAGGACGTTATCGCCGGGGTGCAGCTCCATGAGGTCGCTGTCCTCGTCCAGCAGGGCGAAGGCGTTGGTCTCCACGCCGCCGGAGATGAGCTTGACGGCCAGACGGTCGGTGGTGGTGCGGTAGATCTCCAGCACGTCCCCCTTGTTCAGGGTGGTGTCAAAGCCGATATGCTCCCCGGTGACGCTGTTGCGGATGGCTGGGTTGACCACGATACCCGAGGAGCGGAGCTTCGCGGTGAAAGGCACCGGCAGCGCACCGGGGTTGCGCACGTTGAGGAAGTAGCTCTGCCGCCACTCGCTGTACTGGTGGCTGTCGTAGCAGACCGGGAAGCGGAACTGCGGCACGAAGCCGCCCATGACAGCGTTCTGGCTCTCGAGGCTGTACCAGTAGGGCTTGGGGCGGTAGAGCATGAAGTCCAGCCGGGGGTAAGGGTGGAGCTGGACGGTGTAGGGGGTCTTTTGCAGCACGAAGCGGGAGAAATATTTGTCGCCGAAGTAGGCGGTGCCGGAGGTGAAGAAGGGCAGCAGCTGCAAAAAGCGGCAGGCCTGGGCCTCCCCATCGGGGCCCCAGAAGTCGGCGATGATCTCGTGGGGCACCCCCTCCACGGTCTGGCTCTCCACGGTAACTCCCTGCTGGTTGACGCCCTGGGCGGTCTTGAGGGTGACATCCACGCCCGAGAGGCCGTCCATCTGGTAAGGGATGCCGTAGTCCCAGCCGAGGTCGAGGGCGGCCCCGGCGTCTGTCACGAGGCGGAGATGGTCTTTGCGCATGGTGGGCCTCCTTTCAGTGTTTTTGGGCCTTGGCGCGGTCGGCCTCCCAGCGCGCTTCGCGCTGGAGGTCGGCGGCGGTGTGGGCCTTGGAGTAGATGTTCTGGGTGATGTTGGTGTCGCCCTCCCGGTAGCTGCGGGCGGCGGCGGCGATCTGCGCCGTGCCGGAGGCGGCTACCCGGCTGCTCACGGCCATGTTGTCGCTGAGGACAAGGGCGTTTGCGCTCTTGACCAGCTTGGCGAGGGACTTGTTGATCTCGGTGAGCTTCGCGGTGTTGGCGTCGATGGTGTCGGTGAGCTTGTTCGACCCGTCGGTGATGCTGGGGGTGTCGAGGTCGAGGCCGGAGCTTCCGCCCCCGCCGCTTCCGCCCCCGGAGGATCTTCCGCCCCCGCTGCGGCTTCCGCCCAGCTTGGACACGATGGCCGCGATGGCGACGCCCAGAGCGACGGCGGCAGCGGCCACCACGAGGCCCGCCGGGATGCCGAAGAGGGTGGAGGTGAGGGCCGCGCTGATGGCGGCCAGCATTCCCTCGACGGCTGCGCCGATGGTGCCGATCATGCCGGCGAAGCCCGCATAGATGGCGGGGAACATACTCAGGAGGCCGCCGGAGAGGCCGGCGCTGATGGCCTTGGCCGCAGCGGCCAGCGGGACCTTGAGTGCGCCGAACACGCTTTTCAGGGTGCCGCCCATCTTGACGGCCATGGAGGAGATGTCGCCGAATTTGCCGGTGATCCCCTCGAAGAGCGTCTGCCCGATGTTCCACGCTGCCTGCGCCAGACTGCCCGCCGCGTCGCCGAGGACGCCGTTGAGCTGGTCCACCAGCGAGAGGGCGTAGTCGGTGAGCTGCTGCTTCTGGTCGGCGGTGAGGCCCGAGTAGAGGGCGGATGCCGCCCACTTGCCGATGCCCACCCAGTCGCCGCTCTTCACGGCTTCCCACAGGGTGTCTACCGTGCCGAGGATGCCCTCGTTGGCGCGGTCCTGAATCTCTTTCCAAAGGCCGTCTAAGGTCTTGGCGGAGCTGTCCTTGATGGTCTCGGCCACCTGCTCGGTGCCGTCGGCGGCAATGGTCTTGACGGTCTCCACCGTGCGGAGCGCTCCGTCGATGACCTTGTCCTGCGTCTGGGTGATGACCCGCTGCTGCTCGGTGGTTCCGTCCGCGAGGGTCTTGGTCACGGTCTGGGTGGTGGTCTTGATGCCGTCCACAATAGCCGTGCTGCTGGCGGTCACGGTGTTCACCACGTCCCGCACGGTCTCCATGGTCTGGCTGACCGTCCGCTTGCCGTCCGCCGCGATGGTTTCCACGGTCTTGATGTCCTTGAGGACGCCGTCCACCATCTGGCGGCTGGTGGAGGTGATGACCTGCTTCTGCTGGGTGGTGCCGTTGGACAGTGTTTCGGTGACAGTCTCGGTCGTGGTGGTCACGCCGTCCTTGACTGCGGTGGTGGTGTCGCTGATGGATTTGATGATGTCCGCCGTAGCCTGTTTTGTGCTCTTGGCGGCAGAGGTGGCCGCAGCGGTGGCAGATGCCGCCGCGTCTGTAGTCCCGGTGGACGCCTGAGATTTCTGCACGCGGCTCTCATGCAGCTGCTGGCGGCGCTGACGGTCTGCGTCCGTGGTGGTGTTGGACTTGGCGGGCGTTTTGCTGGCCTTGTAGTCGTCGTAGCTGTCGAAGCCGGTATAGCCGTCTTTGCCGAGGAAGCTGTTCAGCCGGTAGCTCAGCTTATCCAGCCAGCCGATGGCCGCACCGATGGTGCTCTGGGCAATTCTGGCGACGGCCTGAAACGCCCCATTCACGATGTTGCGGAAGGTCTCGCTGGTATGGTAGGCTGTCACCAGCCCCGCCGCCAGAGCGGCCAGAGCGGCCACCACAAGCCCGATGGGATTGGTTTTCATGACGGTATTCAATCCCGCCTGAGCAACCTTGAGAACCCCCGCACCACTTGCAGCTTCGAGCTGCATTGCGTTCAACGCTTTTATAGTGGCAGTATGCAGGATCGTGATGGCTGTAGTCGCTGCTACGGTCGCCTTATAGCTCAGGACTGCCGCCGTGACGGCCACGACTGCCGCCGTCAGGACGCCGATGGTCTCCTTGAGCGCGGCCATTTTGGCGTCGTCCTCGGTGATGGAGACGACCAGCTCGTTTGCCTTGACGAGGATGTCCCCGAGAGCCGAGAACAGCCCGCTGGTCAGTTCACCGGTCAGCGCGGCCACGTTGTCCTTCAGGGTAGACAGCCTGCCGTTGAAGTTCTGGCTGGCCTCCAGCATACCGTTGTAGAACTGCCCACCCTCGCTGGTGGCAGCGGCCACGGCGGCTTCCAGCTCGTTGAAGCTGACCTTGCCGTCCGAGATGCGCTTGTAGAGGGCGCTCATGCTTTCGCCGGTGGCGTCGCAGATCTGATTGAGCGGGTTGAAGCCCGCGTCGATCATCATGTTGACGTTTTCCAGCGTGACCTTCTGGGCGCTGGACATCTTGCCATAGGCCCGCACGAGGGTCTGGAGCTTGTCCGCGTTGCCCAGCGAAATATCGCCCAGACGTTTCAGTACGCCTGTGGTGTCGTCCGCCGCGACGCCGAACTGTAAGAGGGTCTGGGTCCCCTCGGTCAGGTCGGACAGGGAGAAGGGCGTGCTTGCGGCCATCCGGCGTATCTCTTCCAGCTTCTCAGCGGCAAGCTGTTCGTCGCCCAGCATGACCTTGAAGTTGGTCAGATAGCTTTCCATGCTGCGGTTGTAGTCCAGACCGGACTTGACCACGCTTTTCAGGCTGGATGCAGCTTTCTTGGCAAAGTCCGCGATGAGCTGGCCTGCGGCCACTGTCCACTTGCTCGTGGCTTTCTCAGCCGGGTCACTGTTGAGCTTTACTTCGCCGGTGATGGAAAAATCTGCGGCCACGGTGTCCACCTCTTTCTGTGAAAAAGAGCGCAGGCACAGTGGCACAGGCTTAGAGTTTTATTTCGATTTCTTTGCGGCAGGCCGGGTTCTTGCATTTGACCCAGATGCCCCGGGCGCTGGCTTCCGGGATGGCCCAGACCGGCAGAGGCCGACCGCACAGGGGGCAGAGCACCGGGGCGCGGTCAGCGCCGGAAGCGGGCCGCAAAGGCTTCGTTGCGGTCTTGCAGGGTGACAATGCGACCGCCTCCTTTCCGCAGGGCAGCGGGCAGCGCGAAGCGTTCCTTCAGCTCGGCACGCCGCTCCCGCTCTTCGCCCTGAAACTGCGCAGGGTCAGCCGTCCGGAAGCCGATGATCTTCACCAGCTGGGTCTCCTCGGGCAGGTTGGACATGAGGGCCTTGAACCGCCACCAGTGCAGCTTTGCCCGGGTGAGGTCGATGCAGTACGCCTGCTGGAACGCGGCCACGATGGCGGGGCCGTCGGTGACGTAGTCCAGCGCCAGCTCCTCGGTGCGGCTGCTGCCGGGGCGGTCGGCCACCTCCTGCGGGCCTGCGGTGTAGAACTCTACCAGCGCCTTGAAAGCGTCCACCTCTTCCTCCGGCGGGACGGCCACGCGGTAAAACCGGCGCATGGTTTCCCGGGCCAGCTCAGGCAGGCCCTTTTCGTCCTCCGGGAGGCGGAGATACTGCCCGTTGAACCAGACCATAGGCCGGAAATCCCAGTCGATGGGCCTGCCTGCCCACATGCGGGGCAGTTTGTCCAGCAGGATGTCAGCCATTTTCCAGAGCAGCCAGCTCATCCAGCAGCTGCTTGCGGCGTGAGGCCTTGTCCACCCGCTCCACCATCTGGGCGGCGGGGACAGCCTGCGGGTAGAAGCCCTCGCTCCGGGACACCGGCTGGCCCGGATAGCTCACAGGCGGCTTGTGCTTGTCCTTCTTGCGCTTCTCAGCCCGGCGCTGGGCGCGGTTCTGGGGGACAGCCGCCGGGCGGGAATAACGAGCCTTCTCAGCGGCAGCTGCCTGCGTGATCTCGTCGAGGACGTCGTACAGACGGCTGACATCGTTTTCGTTCAGCCCCAGACGGGCGGATGCCCCTGCGCCCAGGATCTTGTCGAGGCCGCGCATGGAAACGCGGGCCTGTGCGCGGAGACGGTCGCCCAGGCGGACATTCTCCCGTTCGCACCGGGCTGTCTCGGCCTCGCCCTCCCGGGTCATCTCGTCCAGTGCGTCCTCCAGACGGTCGAGGTCGTTGGCGTTCAGAAGCGAAAAATCAAATTCCTGTCCATGGATCAGCATTTATCGGTGCTCCTTTCTCTCAGCCCGCGACGGCGGTGTTATAGTCGAACTCAGCCGGGGTGCCGATGCCCTTGAAATCGGCGGCAAAGGTGGCATTCGCGCCGGCGCTGCCGCCCACATCGCTGGTCAGGATGAGCGCGCCTTCGCCCTTCTCGCCCTTGCCGGTGCGGAGAGAGAAGTAAACATAAGGCACCACCACGCTCTGGCCGGAGCCGAACGCGATCTTGTGGCTCAGAAGAAAATCCTGAAAAGCATCGCCCACGTAGCGGTCGCCCTGAATGGAGAGGGTGCGCTGGGTGCTGCCCTTGGTGGTGACAGGGCCGGTGCGGATGTAGGTGTTGTCCGTGGTGGAGGCGTTCAGTGCGCCGCTGTGCTCCCGCACGTGGTCGGCACAGACCACCCAGTTTTTCACGTCGGTCTGGCTGGCCTCGGTCTGGACGGCCAGCAGGAAGTCGTCGGTGGTCTCCACGCCGGTATAGTCGGCGCTGGGGGTCAGGCCCGACAGCTTGACGGCTTCGGTAACAGTCATAGGAAAAACTCCTTTCGTTTCAGCCCTTGGGCTGGTAATATTCGAGCTGCAGCTGCATCTGCATCTTACAGCTGCCCGACTCGGCGACGACGATGTAGCCGCTGGACGTCACCGAAACGCGCAACGCTTCCTTGCGGCCATCCAGCCGGGGCAGATGATGCCGGTCGTTCTGGGCCAGCACCCATTCGGTCAGCTGCTCAAAAAAGCCGCTGTTCGCGATCTGGACGCTCTGGGCCTCGCTGTAGTCGCGGCGGGAAACGAAGATGTAGCTCTTGGCGAGGTTGCGGCCGGAAAAGAAAACAGCCGTCACCGGGTCGGTGGGGCTGTCCTCGATGGAAAACTCGGCCACAGGCTCCGGCGAGAGGCCGGAAATGCGGAAGGCCGCGCCGTTTTCGCTCTGCTCCTCGGCGATGAGGGGGCAGGTCTTGAGCCACTCCCGCATGGCCGTGATGGTGGCTTTCTCGCTCATAAGTGTCCCATCCCTCCCCAGAAAGTCGTGACGGCCTTTGCACCGAAAAGGGCCAGATGTTCGCCCACATCGGCAAGTGCTCGCTGGCCCCAGTAGGAGCCGCGCAGGCCGGTCTCTCCACGAAGGTCTGTACCCTCTGCATGGAGGTAATACTGCTTGCGGGCGTAGGGGGTGTTGTACACCAAAAGGCCCTCTTCGTAGTTGGATGCGGTCTGAACGCTGTTTTTCAGCTGGCCGGTGTCGAAGGGGACGTAGCTGTCAATGAGCCGCGCGGCTTCCTGCGCAAGGGCGAACTGGGCCTTTTGCAGGGCAGCGGTCTTTTCTGCGCCGAAGTCGGGGCGCCAGCGCAACTCCATCTGCACACCATCGACTCGGTACTTCCAGCCGTCAGGTGGGTCGAAGACCGGTTTTGCTGACGGCGCGACCGGGCCAAAGGGGATCAGTGCGCTCATTCTCTCAGCTCCCTTCCACATGAAAATGCGGCAGCGGGACGCCCCGGTTGTCCGAGACGTCCGCCACCGTACAGCAGATGTGCGTTTTTTCGAGGGCGGCGTATTCGGCCTCCGTCAGGCTGCGGACAGCGCCGCAGAGGAGCTTGCTGCCCCGCTTGAGCGTCCAGTGCGCGGCTTTCTCTGCGGTCGGCAGAAGCGCCCACTGGGGATAGGGCAGATAACCCGGCGCAGGCGGGAGGCGGATATGCACCACCCTCTGGGGGTCGCCGGAGGCCGAGGTGCGGCGGGTCTCCCGCCAGCTGCACCCCGTGAGCACCTTGCAGACCGGCTGGTCGGCTTCGGTGGCCGTGTCGTGCAGCAGCATGACGACCGTGACGGGGGTCTGCATCAGAAACACCCCCGATACAGCAGATTGTGCGGGTCGCTGCCCAGTGTGTTGGCGAGGATGTCCTGCGCCTCTGCAGCCAGCCGTTCGGCCAGTGCGCCGGAGGTGAAGGTCATGGACACGCCATCGTTGGAGACGCTGGACGCGCCGGGCGGCGTGCAGGCGCTCTGCACGGCGTTCGCTGCGTCGATGATCTGGATGCAGGCATCCGCCAGTGCCTCTGCACAGCCTTCGCACACTGCCGCGTGACGCTCGGCCCGGCCAAAGGTCATCCGGTCGATGAGCCGGGACGCCCGTGCGGCCAAAGGGGCAAAGGCGGCTTCGTCCAGCGTGCCGCCAGCGGCTGCATACTGGTCATAGATGCAGTAATTCAAAAAAATCAGCTCCTTTTAGGCTCCCCTGTTAGGGGAGCTGGCTGCCGCAGGCAGACTGAGAGGTTCGGTCACACTTTCTTCTTGATGAGGATGGTCTGGGGCTTGGTGACTTTGAAGGCGTAGACCTTGCGGCCTTTGACTGCGGACGCGCCGATGTACTTGCTGGAACCATTGAGATCCTGCACATAGACGGGGACGGCCCACTCGTCGATGAAGGCAAACCAGTTGGGATGACCGGCGATGTACTCCACGTTTTCGCCGAGGGTGGAATCCTCAAAGACGGTGAAGCCAGCGATGCGGCCCACAGCGCCGGTCTGGACGACAGCATCGCCAAGGTCAGACGCCTTGATGAACTCGGGACTCTTCAGCAGCAGACCATAGATTTCGGGCGAGACCAACAGCCAGCGGCCTTCGGTAGGGACATGGACGGTGGAGAGCTTGGTGCGGGCGTCCACGATGTTGCCGTAGATGGTCTTCTCGGTCAGGGCGGTGGTGGTGCCGAAGGCCGTGCCTGCGGTGGTCAGCTCCACAGAGCCGTCGGAATCCACCTGCAGCGCCAACGAATAACCGGCACTGTCCAGACGGTCAGCCACCAGATCGTCGGGGACGCTGGCGGCGTCGAAGCCGTCGATGATCTCATTGACGGCCTTGTCCTTGTCGATGTTGACGGTAAGATAGGTGGTATCGCCGCCGGTCAGCTCTGCGCCGGTCTGCTTGTCGTAGTCGTTCACGGCAACTTCGGTGTCGCGGACAGGGACTTTGACCGAGCCGGCCTTGGGGCTGCCCTCATAGCGGCTGTTGCAGATAACACCGACCTTCTTGACCAGCGTTGCCCGGAGCTTGAGGTCAACCAGCTTGGAATAACGAACCTGTGCTTCGTGTGCCATAATGTTTCCTTTCTATCAGTCGATTTTGATGCCGGGGTTCATCGCTTTGAAGGCAGCGGTAACGGCATCGGTGTCACCGGTGGGCGGAGTGCCGTGCTCTGCGCCGCTGGAAACGTGGACACTGCCGCCCTCTGCGGCCTCGCCGAAAGCCCAGGGGTTGGCCTTTGCGGCTTCTTCCAGTGCCTTGTCGATGTCGGTGGTGCGGTCTTTGGAGGACTTGAGGGCCTCCATGTCCAGCAGGGCGCGGACGGCCTTGACGCTGCGGCCCTTCTTTCCCATGATGGCGGTGTTCAGGGCCGAGTCGAAAGCAAAGCCGTCTGCCTGTGCCTGCATATCGCTCCGGAGCTTCGTCAGCTCGGCCTCGTACTCGTCCGGGGTCTTCTTGCCGTCGAACTTGGCGAGGCCGTCCTGCGCGGTCTTGAGCTGGGCCTGTGTGTTTTCGAACTGGGTCTTGAACTGTTCGGCGACGGTCTTCTCGCGGTTGATGTCAGCGCCGTTTTCGCTCATCAGCCAGTTGAGCTGTTCGTCGGTGATGCCTTTACGTCTTCACGCTTCATAAGTAAACCCCTTTCTTTGGGTGAAACTACGGTTTTGTAACGCGGTTCGCCTTCCGCATGTTGCTGGGCAGGGTACGCGCTGCCCGCCGCGATGGCACCGTATGCAGGACTCGAACCTGCGACAGCCGGTTTTGGAGACCGGTGCTCTGCCATCTGAGCGAATACGGCATGAAAAAAGCGCCCCTGCCCGGATGGGCAAAGACGCTCGCGGTATTTGGTTGTTAGTCCCAGTCAGCATAGTGCTGACACTTGAGGCAGCTTTTGTGGGCTTCATCCCAGCTGCAAGGCGGCTTATCGTCGCCCTTCAGGCAAAGAATATCATCGCCGATGTTGGAAATGTCGAAGCACAAGCCGCAGTCGATTTTTCGGTTGTAAATGGGACAAAACCATTCTTCAAGCTTCACATCATCACTAATGCGGAATTCCATGCTTTTTGACCACCTCCATCAATTTCTTTCCGCCCTCATCCAGCGGGCCGATGCTGGATACATTGCCATCTTGTCCGATGGCGACAAAGCCCAGCTCAGAGTAATAACAGGTCTGTGTACCGTTTCGCTGGGACATTGCGACCTTAGAGGAGCGGATGATGCGTTCGGCATCCATTGGCCCCATACCGCGTTCAGCCCAGCGCTGCAAGACGTGGTCGCTTGCAAAATTTATCTCATTTGGAGCAGACAGGGATTCAATGAGCCGGCCTTTCGCCTTTATTGTACCAGCTTCCCGCATTTGCTGCAACTCAGTATTTGCAGCATTGAACCGCTCCTGTTTCCGGGCTGCATAGCTGGCCCTGCTTGCCTCACTCCGCCCAAATCCATGTACACTTGTCCGGGCGCTGTCCACTCTGCCGCCGGTGGCCCAGGTGAAGTCCGCAAGGCTCTGCCGGGCCTGCCTCAGCCTCACGGCGCTGGCGGTGGCGTCAGCCCCGGCAGCATCCTCGGCCAGATACCGGCGTTTCCACTTGCGGACGGCCCGCTCCCGGGCGCGCTGCATCTGGCTGATTTCGTAGCGGGTGTAAAGCCTGCCTTCGTACTCGATGTTCCGGGCGTTGAGCTGCTCAAGGCTCTCCTGCGTCCATGCGGGCGGGCTGCCCAGCTCCGGGAACACCACGAAGAAGGTGTGGCGGCAGTTCCAGCCGCAAAGCCCCGCGCCGGTGCCGTAGCCGGTGGCCGACTCGAAATCCTCGTAGTGCTGGCCCAAGTAGTCCACAGCCCCGCCCCGGTGGTAGCGCCTGCCCTGCCACACGGCATGACTGGGGCGCGCCCCGCCGTGGGCCGTCACCTCGACGAAGCTGGCCCCCATCTCGTCCATCCGGGCCTCCTGCAGCTTCGCGCCGGTCTGATTTACGCCCGTGAGCACGGCACGGCGGCAGGCTACCTCCAGTGTGTCTCTGTGGCCGCTGGGGTAGGTGACGTAGGGCATGGAGTCGGCAAGGCCGTCCACCGCACGCTTGACGGCGGTCTTGTAGTCGAACGCGCCGCTGCTCACTTGGAGCCATGCTCTGTCCAGCGCCTGCTCAAAAGCCCCGGAGACGGTGTTGGCCGTGGTGGCGGTGAGGTTGGAGAAGCTGCCTGCCGTCTGCCGATAGCCCGCGTTGAGCAGGTTTTGGAGCGGTGTCGATTCTTCGAAGGGTGTTGGCTCTTTCCCGTAATGGTAATAGATCTCATCCTCGGCTTCCAGTGCGGCGGTCGCGGCCTCCTGCATCAGGCGGCGGATCTCGGCCTCGCTCTTGCCGGTATACCGGGCAAGCAGCTTCACCACATCCTTGCGGACGGCCTCGGTCTGCTGGTAGCGCCAGAGCTGCCAGTTTGCCGTCGGCGTCAGGGCGTCCATCTTGCCGATGCGCCGGGCCACGTCCCGGAGAATCGTATCCTCCACCTCCTGCCAGAGGGCCACGAGGGCGTCCGGGGCATGGTCGAGGTAGTCCGGGGCCAGCATCAGGCACCCCCGCCGAAGGTCAGCTCAGGCTGGCGGTTCTCGTCTTTGGCTTCCTGCGCCAGCCGGCGGGCATCCTCTTCGGAGATGCCGTACCGGGCCGAAAGATACTTGTAGCGGGGGAGTAAGCCGCTGAGGGCGTCATCCCTCATCTGGGTCATGCGGGTCTCGGCATCGGTGATGTAGCTGTCGTCCCAGTTCACCGAGATGGGAGTGTCGGGGACGACTGCGGCCTTCTGCAAGTCTTTTGCAGCCCAGAGGATGGCCCGGATGATGGAGATCAGCGCACCTTCAATGGGGATCTGGTTCTTATTGGCGCTGGCGATCAAGTCCTGTCGGCTTCCGTTGTACTCGGTGGCCGTTGTGACCTTGCCGTTCTCAAAATTGTACCGGTGACAGCCCAGCCCGCACTTGAAGGAGAAAAGGTTCAGCATATCCTGCACGGCCCGGTGATTCTGCTCCACGCGGAGGTCGGGGTTGTATTCATGGTACTCGCTGGACTGGTCGAGGCTGCTTTCCTTGCCGGGCAGATGCACAAACTGGCTCACAACATCGTCGTCCGGCGGGATGGAGTGCTCCACTCCCTTATCGTCCACCACCTTGCGGCAGATGTCGGCGCTGTAGAATATCTTCTTGTGGCCGAGGCGGATGTCCTCGCGGTAGTTGTCAAAGGCAAGGTCCACGCCCTGCGCCTCTTCCAGCGCCTCCGCAAAGACGCTCATGCCCAGCCCGCTGCCGCCGTCGAGGTTCTTGACGGCTCCCGGGCTGAACAGTGCAAACCAGGGCGGAGAACCCTCTACCGTAACGCTTTCCACCGTGCCTTTCGGGGGCTTCTCGACCGGAGAAAACACCGGTGTGCCGGATATGGAGTCGGTGACGCGGAACCATTCATTGCGGATGGTGCGCTCCTTTTCGTTGCCGGTGTGGGTCTGTAAGTAGACAGCGGGCTTGCCGTCCATCAGGCACTCGGAGACAAAGGCCGCTTCGGTCACGACGCCCCGCTCTACCCGCAGAGGCAGGATGCAGGAAGCCGGGTCGTAGTCCAGCTTGAGCCGGACGTCCGGGCTGGGGACGGCCTTGCCGTTCACGACGGTCATATTTTCGACGCTCAAAACAAAAGCGCCTGTGCCGGACCAGAACGCTTTCTCGACCAGCGCGTTGGCGTTCGTCCAGAAATGCAGGTCGCGGAGCAGTCCGCCCACCTGCTGCTCATCGTCGCCCAGAAGATACCGGGCGGTGGCAGCGTCCGCAATCTGGAAAGTGGTGCGGTCGTTCAGCAGCAGATTTGCCCAGTCCTCACACACCCGCTTGGGCATCCGCAGGGAGGCGATGGTGCGCTTTTTGGTGCCGTCGACATACTCGGCGGCGCGGGTATGAACGCCGGGGACGCAGCCCTTCCACCATTGCCGCCATGTCTCGATGTGGCTGTAGTAATCGGCATCCAGCGGCCACCCGCGCGTCTTACGCAGATGATCCAGAAAATCGGTGATGTTCATGTGTTCGTCAACCTCTTGAAGTCGCGCTCGATGGTGTACTCATAGGCGTCCAGTGTGTCGATGTCGGTGCTGCCGTCGTCGAGGCGCTCATCCACGCCGGGGTGCTTGCCGCTGTAAAGGGCCGTAGCGAGAGCATCCCGCAGAGTGGCTGCCTCGGGCATGAGCCAGAACCGCCCGCCGCCCATCAGGATGCAGGTGAGCCGGATGCGGTCGGTGATCTTTATCTTGGCGCTGTTCTCCACCCGGTCCGCAAGCCAGCTCAGCCTGCAGCGGCGCAGGCGGGAACGGATGTGGTTTATCAGGGTCTGCTCGGCGCTGTCGCAGAAGATGTACTGGATCTCGCCCCAGCGGGCAAAGACCGCGATGCAGAACTCAATGAGTTTGTCGGCCAGAAAATCGGCGTCCTGCGCCACCGGGTCGATGCGCTGGGACGCCAGCCCCACGACGCCCGACCAGCCCGGGAGAATGGCCGTCGCCACGAAGGCGTGTTTTGAGCCGTTGCCGCCGAAGTCCACGCCGATACGGATCCGCCACGGGTGCAGCTGCTTTTCGGCAGGCCAGAAAAAACGCCCATCCCCGGCGGCGAGGCTGTCGGCCAGCAGGCGGTAGATGACGCCGTTGGCTGCCATCCACTGCCCGAGGATGAAGCGGTTATAGTAGACGGTGCCGGTGTACTCTTTTTTCAGGTCGGCCACGAACTGGGCCGGAAGGGTCGGGTTGTCGTCGATGGTGTAGGCCTGACAGTAGATGTCGGCATCGCTGTCGAGGAATTTTTTGAACCAGTGGGAGGGGCTTTCCGGGTTGCAGGTGCCGTCGAAATGACTGTGCGGACAGGACAGGCGGCTTTTGAGCATCTGAAAAACGCCCTCGTCCCAGGTGGTGATCTCGTCGCCGTAGGCGTACTCGAAGGCCGCGCCCTGAATGCGGGCAATGTGCTTTTTGTTGTCGGCACCGAGGACATAGACCTTGCGGCCGAAGAGCTGCACCATGTTGCCGGAGGCCGAGGTGCGGACGACGCCCACCAGCTCCGGCCCCCAGAGGCCGCGCATGGGCTCCAGCACGTTGCGTTCCAGCGTGCCGAGGGTGTTGCCCAGCATGACCAGCAGGCCCTCGCCCCGGGCTGCGCAGATGCGCTTCGGGATGGTGACGGCGCAGTCGAGATAGGTCTTGCCGGAGCGGGTCGCGCCGGTCTTGACGTTCCAGCGGTGGGAGCAGCTGCGCAGATATTCCTGCTGAAATTCAGTCAATGGCACTGTCTACACCTCCCAGCAGCTCCTTCGCCTTTGCCAGTGCATCGGCGGCGGGGTCCTCCTGCACGGTATCCTCGCCCAGCATCTTGAGCAGCACCGACGCCGCCTGCGGGTCGCCGCGCTTGGCTCTCTCGGTGACGCCCATGACGACGGCCATCTGGTTATCGATGTCCTCCGGGTCGATGGCGTCCCGCAGCATGGCGTTCACCCGGCGGCGGTCAGTCTCGGGCAGGCTCAGGTAGTAGTCGGCGGCCTCCCGCATGGAGCGCTTGCGGCGGCGTGCCGCACCCGAGGCGATGCCGCCCTGCTGTCCCAATGACCTGGCTTCGTCCTTGCTTCGCTGGTCCATCGGCACCAGATTTTTGTATCCATCTTCACGCGACACGTCACCACCTCTCCGGTGCAAAAGTAAAGCCGCCCGGGGTTTCCGAACGGCAGAAGCTGCATAAAAAATCCCCGCACATTTCTGTGCAGGGTGATTGACGCACATCCGGTGGGGTATCCTTGAACCCACTGCGGATTCCGGGGCCTCCGGTGGTGTGCCGGACTCTCACGGGGAGAAGGAGGGACTCCCATCCGGCACGCCAGCCCCAAGCGGTTTCGCAGGCCATGCGTCAGGCTGTTGCTGCGGCGGGGCGCAGCGTCATGGTGCCGCCCTTGGAATCGAACCAGCCGTGTCTACTCACACGCGCCGCGCACCAAATTGCGCTCAGGCGGCATAATAGAAGCAGCCCGCACACCATGCGGTCAATCGTCAAGGAGGACATGGTGCGGAGGCTGCGTGTATCGGTGGGCCTTTCCGGCTCTGCCGATGGTATCATTTTACACCGGAAGAGAGTGAACGCACAATGAACGGATACTGCACAGTTTCAGAGTTTCAGGTGTTCAATGGCCCGGCGGCGCAGGGCGAAAATGCCACGGGAAGTGAAATTCATGTCTGCGGCTACCTGCTCCCATTTCAGGCAGTCCAGATAGTATTTGCGAAGAGCGCAGTATTCGGCGGAGTCCAGCTGCACAAGCACGGCATCGATCTCCGCAAACAAGGCGTCAAGAACTGCCAGCTGCGCGTAGGCACGGCGTTCGGCTTCTTCTTCACGCTCTACTGCCCGGGCGAGGCTCTGCCCATCCTTGCTGCCGCCCGGCGCGGCGCTGAGATTCTGGGTGATGTGCCGGGCGGCCTCCTGCGCCTCTGCCAGCCGGTAGGAGAGCCGCTGGTAGAGATTTTCGGCTTCCCGATAGCGGGAGAGCCAGCTTATCTTTTCCTCGTAGGTCATGCCAGCTCCTCCACCTGAACGAACACGCCGCAGATGTCGGCCCAGAACTTCTCGATGATCTCGCTGCACACCTGGGCGTCGTCGTGCCAGAAGTGCAGGCGGGTCATCTCGTCCTTGAGGGCTTTTTCCAGATTGTCGGTGTCCGGCTTGGAAGTGCGCCAGCTTCCGTCCGGGCGGCCCTCGGCGGGGAACATCCACTTGACCAGCAGACGCACCGGACGGCCCGCCGGGATGGGCTTCTCAGGGGCGTGGGGCGCAAGGTAGGCGTGGAGCTTGGCGCGGGCGGCTTTCAGTTCAGAGCTGTCATGCAGCACGGCGCAGGGCTTGCCGCCCTTCATGTAGGCATGAAGCTCCTTGGCATTATGGGTAGTGGTGGGCGGACGCATGGGGATGAAAAACTGTGTGGTCATTTCGTACCTCGTTTTCTTTTTTTGTATCAGCGGCCAACGTGATGGGGAGGGTCCCCGGAGGATGGGGGCTGTGGTCGCCCCATCCTCTGGGATACCCCATCACACATTGCAGTGCAGTCATGCTATTATATATAGGCTATTTTGCACTGCAAATGTTGCAGTCATAGCGGCTATTTCTGCAATTTTGCAGTTTTTGCTGTCGTGCAAAATAGCGACTATTACTGCATTTTTACAACAAAATGTAATTGCAAACATAACAGAGCGTTTAACCTCTGCTGCCGGGCTCCTTGCGGCCGACTTTCTCGCCGTCGATCCAGAAGCGGCCATCCTCCTTCAGACGGTTCTTGACGGTGCGGGGCTTCAGGTCCATGTACTCACCGAGGCTGTAGACGGTGACCTCACCGTCCATCATGCAGGCTTCAAAAGCGGTGTCCAGCTCGGCCTTCCTGTCCTTGGATTGCTTGGCCTTGTCACCCCAGCGGCGGCTCGCGCCCTTTGCGCCCAGCGTGCGGAAGTCGCTGTCCGGCTGCAGATCTTCCAGAAGCCCGCTGTCCAGCTTATGCACCGGATAGTCAAACCAGAGGTTCACCGGCGCAAAGCTTGCAAACTCGCGGAGGGTGCCTTCGATGCGCCAGGCAGTCATGCTGTCGGCTTTCTTCTGAGCCGCAGCCACTTCGGCGTCGATGGCCCGCAGGTCGGCGAGGCCAAGCTTTTCTTTGGCGATGGTGAGCATCCGGCTCTTGCTGAGGGCGTCATCCGGGCCGTAGGCGTTGGCATGGCCGCGCTTATCCAGCATCGCTTTGATGACCCGGCAGGCGGCCTTGTTGTGCAGCTGCTCCCGGATGGCGTCGGTGATGGTCAGCTCAGTCATGTCCAGCATGGCATCCGGGTCGCGGGCAAACACGCCGGAGCCGGATGCTCTGTCCATGCTGCGCTTGCCGCCCTGCGCACCCTTGGAATGATGGTGGCAGTAGATGACGGCGCAGTCCAGCTCGCGGCAGACTACATCGAACTGGTTGCAGAATTTCGCCATCTGGTCGGCGCTGTTTTCGTCGCCGGTGATGACCTTGTAGATGGGGTCGAGGATGACGGCAGTGTAGCCCTTTTTGCCTGCCCGGCGGATGAGCTTGGGGGCAAGCTTGTCCATCGGGACAGATGCGCCGCGCAGGTTCCAGATGTCAATGTTCCGCAGATTGTCCGGCGCAAGGCCCATCGCGGTATAGACGTCCTTGAAGCGGTGCAGGCAGGACGGCCTATCAAGTTCCAGATTGATATAAAGTACACGCCCCTGCGCACAGGAGAAGCGGCCCAGCCACGTCTTGCCCTCGGCGATAGCGATGCACAGCTCGATGAGGGCGAAGCTCTTGCCCGCCTTGGAGGGGCCTGCCAGCAGCATCTTGTGGCCCTGGCGCAGTACGCCGGAGATGAGGGCATCGGCCAGCGGGGGCAGGTCGTCCCAGTCGTCGGCCAGACATTCTGTATCGGGCAGATCGTCGGTGCAGGCCTCCACCCAGTCGCACCAGTCCTCCCAGCAGCTTTTGCCGACATTCGTTTCAAGCAGGGCCTGTTTCTGCCCCGCCCGCAGGATGCCGGGCATCCGGGAGAGGCGGGAAGGGTTGCGGTTCTGCTGGTCGAGGGTCAGGCCGTTCTTCTGGCAGGTGGCGTAGAGGTAATCGACCCGCTTGCGGTATTCGGCATAATCCGGCGCGTTGACCCGGACGATGGCGTGGATGCTCTTGCCGCCGGAGTAGACCAGCGCGGCGCAGGGCAGCTCCATCTGGTGGATGGCGGCCAGCTGCTTGCCCGGCTCCATGTTGTCGCACTCCACGAGGGCGTAGCGGAAGCTGGTGACATTGGCATCCTTCCGGCCTGTGCCGTCCACCGGGTTGAAGCAGATCCATGCACCGATTTCCGGGTCGCAGTCGCCCATGACCTTGCCGACGTCGCCGCCGCAGGCGTCCAGCTCTTCGATGAGCTGCCCGGCAGTTCTGTCCCAGCAGCCTTTCGCCGGGCGTCGGCGGTCGGCGGCCATGAAGCTCTCGGTGACATAGGCCACATACTCGTCCGGCTCGAAGAGGGCCTGCAGGTAACGTTTGAGCTGCTGGGCAGGCTCCCATGTGTCGGGAAGGTGAAGCTCCTGCTCCTCGACCCAGCGGGGGTCTACCAGTGCGGGCTGCTGCGGACCGACGGTCAGCTCATCGCCCCAGTCCAGCGCATGGCCTGCAGGGCCGGACCAGCCGTGCTCATAGGCCAGCTGGAAGATGCTGCTCTGGGTGACGGGCTTCGAGCTGCCGTGGAAGCTCTCCCATTTTTTGATGCACTCGCCCTTGTGATACCGCCCGCCGTCCCGGGCGCTCCACTGCTCCCACACGGCGACGGGCAGACCGGCTTCTTTCAGGCCCATGCCCACCATGAGCCATTCTTCATAGGTCAGGGCGGACGGGGAGACGAAGTCCAGCGCTTCTTTGATGTCATTTTCATGTTCCATTCGCATTACCATATAAACATATCATCTGCGATGACCGGCTCAGCAGACGGGATATAGTTCTTGGGGTCAACGCCCTTCGGCGCGCCCCGCCAGCCGCCGGCGGCAATGCGGTCTATCATCTGCCGTGCGGCCTCGAAGCTCCATGTGCCGACGTGCTGGAAGCCGTATTTCTCCAGGCAGCGTATCTGCTTTGGGGTGGTCAGGCCCTCGTCCCGGCGCTTGCTGAGACGATCGAGCAGGAGAGACGCTTTGCCTGCAGACTCCACGGCGTCGGGCAGGATGCCCAGTTTTTCCAGTGCGGCAGTCTGCTTTGCGCTGGGCGGGCCGGCTTCCCAGCCAAAGGCCGGCACATAGCCGGAGAGGTCTTCGGCCTGAATGCTCATCTCGTATTGCAGCGGGTCAACCAGCTTCGCCTTTTTGCGGCGCTGTTCTTCCAGCTGCTTGGCAAGCGCCTCTTCGCGCTGGGCCACCACATCCTCGCTGGCCTGTGCGGCGGCGTCCTCAATATCCTGCGGCCCGCCGCTCTCGGCCAGATTGTCGGTCATCTGCCGGGCCACGGCACGGTCCTCACAGACGAGGTCGGCCGGGCGGCAAAGCTCGTGCTTGTCGGTCATCCAGAGAAAATCCAGCAAAAGCAGATCGCTCTTGCCCGGGGAGAGGCGGGTGCCGCGTCCCACCATCTGGCTGTAGAGGCTGCGCACCTTCGTGGGCCGCAGCACGACGACGCAGTCCACGGAGGGGCAGTCCCAACCTTCCGTCAGCAGCATGGAGTTGCAGAGCACGTTGTACTTGTCGGCTTCGAAATCCGAAAGTACCTGTCTGCGGTCGGCGCTCTGGCCGTTGACCTCGGCGGCGCGAAAGCCTTTGGTGTTCAGCAGATCGCGGAATTTCTGGCTCGTCTTGATGAGGGGCAGGAACACCACCGTTTTGCGCCCGGCACAGCGTGCTGCCATTTCGTCAGCAATTTGGCTCAGGTAAGGGTCAAGGGCAGTGCCAAGCTCGCCTACGGAATAATCTCCGCTGCTCATGCCCACAGCGGAGATGTCCAGCTTGAGGGGGACGGTCTGGGCCATGATGCGGCAGAGGTAGCCGTCTTTGATGGCATCGGTCAGCTTGTACTCATAGGCCAGGCTGTCGAACACCTCGCCGAGGTTTCGCATATCGCCCCGGTCGGGGGTAGCGGTCACGCCCAGGACCTTCGCACTGCCGAAGTAGTCGAGGATGCGGCGGTAGCCGTCGGTGATGGAATGGTGGGCCTCGTCGATGATGATCGTCCCGAAGTAGTCCCGGGGGAAGCGCTCCAGCCGGGCCGGCCGCTGCAGGGTCTGGACAGAGCCGACCACCACCCGATACCAGCTGTCGAGGCAGGTGGACTCGGCTTTTTCCACCGCGCTGACGAGGCCGGTGGAGCGCTGAAGCTTGTCTGCCGCCTGTTCCAGCAGCTCGCCCCGGTGGGCGAGGATGAGCACCCGGTCGCCCGCCCGCACCTGATCGGCGGCGACGGAGGCGAACACGATGGTCTTGCCGGTGCCGGTGGGCAGCACCAGCAGAGTGCGGAGACGGCCATTTTCCCACTCGGTGTGGATGCTCTTCCGGGCGGCTTCCTGATAGGGGCGCAGAGCCTGTTTTTCTCCCATCAGAATGCCCCCTGCGTCCAGCCCTGAGCGGGCGCGGCTTTCTCTTCAGGCGGCGGCAGGAAGCGGATGACTTCATTGCTCTGGCCGGGGTCGCCGCTCTTCTTGACGTAATCGTGGACGCCCAGCTTGCAGCGGCCCTTCGAGCCGACGACCTCGTTCCAGCGGGGGCGGAAGGTGTCGCCCTTCCTGCACTGGCCGATGCTCTCGAAGAACGCGCCCAGCAGGCCCTGGGTCTTGGTGTGGAGGTAGAGGCGGTGGGTGACGGTGGTATCGCCCAGAGCGCCGCCGAAGATCTTCAGCGTCAGCTTTGCCATCGAGCAGGGCGGCAGCTTGGCGCTGCCCTCGAAGCGGGCGCGCTCCATCCCGGTCACTTCGAAGTAGTATTCGCCCTCGGGCAGGAGCACGAAGTCCTGCGAGACGTTGGTAAATTCGTCGTCCCAGCCAAGAGCGCGGTCGGTAGTGGTATTCATGTCAGCCATAAGTATTCTCCTTTATAATAATGTGTGAACCTCTCAGTCTGCCTGCGGCAGCCAGCTCCCCTGTTAGGGAAGCCTAAGAGGAAGAAATCAGAAAGGTAGGTCCCGGTTGTCCAGCACCATCTGAAGCACCTGCGGCCATGCGGCCACGAGACAGCCCTCCACAAAGTCGGCGGGATAGTCCCTGATGGGCATATCTTCCGGGAAATAGCCCCGCTTGCCCACAACGAACTGCAATTCTTCGGGGGTGACGTTGTTGGCACTCATCAGCGAGGCCAGCTTTTCGGGGATGCCCAGCGCCATGAGGTCGGGCGTCAGCAGGGCTTCGGGAACAGTCTCCCGGGGCGATTCCGGCTGAGGCTTGGGCTGCGGTGCCAGTGCGGCCGTTGCGCTGGGAGGGGGAAGAATGTCCTTTTCGGCGGGTGCTGCGGGCTTCGGGGCGGCAGACGGCGCAGAGGCCGGGCCGGTGATGCAGTGGGCGATGCTGGCGTAGTCGAAAGGGACTTCATCCGGCAGGCCGAAGCGGTTCTTGGCGTCCCAGCAGGCGTGGTGGGTGGTGTAGAGCACCCGCTTGCCGCCGGTGGCTTTGTTCTTGGCGTTGGGGCCGCTGCCGCTCTTTTCTACGATGGTCTGGTAGTTGGCGAAGAGGAGCATATCGCACCACTCCCGCAGGAGGGGTTCGGTCTGCTTGGTGGTCTTCATGGTCCAGCGGTCATAACTGCCCGCCGCGTCCGGCTGTTCGAACTTGGTGATGGCCGCGTGGGCGAGGATCAGCACATGGTGGCCGCTGTTCAGCACCTCCTCGAGGGCGTCGAGAAGCCGGCCGAACTCCTCCTTGACGTAGGTGTAACCCTTGCCGTAGCCGAAGCCCTCGAGGCCGTCCACCTTGGCTTTGGCGCAGATGGCGTCGATGGCCAGACGCTCGGCCCAGTCGGCGGTGTCGATGACCAGCGTACCGCAGGAAACTTCGCCCCGGGTGACGGCCCGCACCTCGTCCAGCAGCATGGCCCAGCTGGTGGGCTGGGGCAGGCGGGCAACATTGAGCCGCTTGGTGCCGCCCTCGGTGTCGATGAAAACGGGGTCCGGGAAGTGAGAGGCAAATGTGCTCTTGCCGATGCCCTCGGGGCCGTACAGTACGACCTTGACCGGGGTGTTCAGAATGCCGGTGGTGATGGAATAGCTGCTCATCAGAAAGCTCCTTTCGTCCATGTTCTGGTCTGCGTGGGTGCGGCGGACAGGACAGGTAGGTCAGCACCCTTGACCATGCCGTCCTCAATGATGATCTGGCACTCGCTGCCGGTGGAGACGCGGGTGGCGATGGCCTGCAGACCCTCCGCTTCGAGCCAGTGGCCGAACTCTTCCAGCGTGGTCATGTCCATCTGCTCGAGCTTGTCCAGAAGGACAAAGCCGCAGTCCGGGTTGAGCCGCCGGACGATGGCCGCAGCCACCCGGAGCTGGTCGCTGCCGGACATATCCCGCCAGCGCTTGCCTTTATAAGTAAGAGAGCCTTCCTCCACACTCAGCTCCGGCAGGGGCAGGTCGGCACCGTTCAGCAGGGCCAGACGCTCTTTGCGCTTCTGCTCGATGGCATCCGTAAGCTTGTCGTAGTCGCTGGCGTACTTGGCGGCTTCGTCCTCGGCGCGGGCTTTTTCGAGGTTGGCCCGGACTTTCCGGTTCGTCTCCTCGATGCTCTGGATAGAGGCTTCCAGTTCGGCAGTGGATTCATCCTGAAGGTCTTCGGCAGATTTCCGGGCGGCGTAGAGGTCAGTGGTCAGCGCGGCCTGCTCTTCCGTCAGATGTGCAAGCTCTGCTTCCAGCTGCTCCCGGCGCTGTGCAAGGGTGCGGCTCTTGGCTTCCAGCTGAGCAAGCTGGCTGCGCTTGCGCTGATTCTCCCCGTTCCGGGCCAGAATATCCTGCTGCTGGCGGATAAGGTCAGAGGCGCTGAGAGGCTGTTCGGGAGCATCGGGGTAGGAGATAAGCTCGTCGGCAAAGTTCTTTTTCTGCTGGGCCAGCTGGCCGGTGAAGGTGCGCTTGTCGTAGATGCTTTTGATCTCCATATCCCGGAGATGCAATTCATTCCCGATGCCGATGATGCGCAGCAGGATGTCAGCCTTTTCCTTGTCGCTGGCCTCCATGAAGCGGGGCAGATCGAGGGCCAGCGGCTCGACAAAAGCATTCAGCAGCTGCTGGCCGCTGCGGCGGCCGGTGGGGTCGGTGACGGTGAGGCTGCTGTTCTTGCCCTTGCGCTCTACGACGACCCCGTTGGAGAGAGTGACGCGGAGGTGGGCGGGAGCGACGGCACCATCCCGCTGGGCGGCGTTCGGGCGGAATTTTTCGCCGCCAAGCGCCCATGCCAGCGCGTCGAGAACGCTGGTCTTGCCCTGATTGTTGTTGCCGCCCACGAGGGTGAGACCGGTGGGGGCCGGAGTGAGCGCAACGGCCTTGATGCGCTTGACGTTTTCGGCTTCGAGGGCCGTGATCTTTACAGACATCTGGATACCTCCCCTTGAATTTGTCCTAATGTGCGTACGAACTGATCGATCGCGTTTTCCCGCTGTTCACCCGGAAGCTTGCCAAACAGCGGCTTTATGGACTGCGCGAGATTTGTGATGGAGCGGCCGGCCAGAAGGATGCTGTCGTAGGCGTCGCGGGCGTCGGCCTCAGCATTAGCCGCCGTCTGGTCGAGCTGAGCCTTGAGGTCGGCTGTCATGCCGTCGGCCATTTCCTTGGCCTGCCGGACGACTTCGTCCTTGTCCACCACAGCTACGATGGGCTGCTTCCGGGCGGCTTCGGCCTCGAATCTCCATTTTTCGGCGTGGCGTTTGGCTGCTTCGGCTACCTGACGGGAGCCGGCAAGCTGGTTTTCCGCGTCCTTGGCGCGGGCTTCGGCCTTGCTCTGCATCTTCCATGCTTCCTCTTCCCGGGCTTCGGCGGCGTCTAACCGGCTTTTGAGTTGATCGTTCTGTTCGGTCAGACCTTTAATGTCGGCGTGGGCGGCTTCCAGCTGAGCATTGACGGTGTTCATTGCGTCCCGCGACTCCTGCTCCTGAATGCAGGCGCTCTTCAATCTGGCCTGCGTTTCGTTCAGCTTGTACTCTTTGGCCTTGAGCTGGGCTAAAAGCTCCTGCACCCGCTGGCTGTCTCCGGCGGCGTCTACCAGCTGCCCAGCACAACCGCTGCGGGCGATGAGGTTCAAATCTTTGCGGGTCAGCTCGGGCAGCTGTTTTAATTCCGCAACTGTTGCGGAATTAAAAGCGTCACCGTTTTTGACCATCGTGCGGGCGCTGCCTTCGCTGAGTCCCTTGCTCTCATACCACTTTGTCCATGTACCGCCGCCATACCGGCCCGCCTTGGCAGTCAGCGCGTGGATGCGGGCGAGGTAGATGCAGGAGATCAGGTATTCGTCCTGCGCCGCGCCGTAATGCAAATCAAACTGCTGGTCGGCTTCGGTGGCCTGCTGGGATAAATCGCCCAGAGCGGAGAAGTCAAAGCTGGGGGCAGCTGCGGATGCAAAAGAAGTCTCCGCAGGAACAACAGGGACCGATGCGCTGCTCTGCGGGGACAGCGCGGGGATCAAGCCGTTTGCAGCCGCCTCGCTCGCCGAGGTGGTCGGTGTTGCCGCCGCCGAACTGCTGGCAGCAGGGCTTGTCATGGTCGCAGCAGCATCAGCAGTCGGGGCAGGTGTACATGAGAAAATCTCCTTTGCTTTTTTGATGTCAGCAAGGATCTTTTCCATTTCCTGCTGCGGTGTCATGTCCTTGCGGCTACCATTCGGAGTAAAGAACTGACCAAGCAGCTCTCTTTTTGCGGCAACGCCTTTCAGATTCTGGGTGCAGGTGATGGTCAGGCAGTAACGGCCATCAGATCCATAGTCCGATGCACGAATATCTTTGGAAAACGAGCCAAAAATCTCTCTGTCTGGATAAGTGTCTTTGATCCAGGAGGAGACCTGAGACAGAAAGTCGAAGTCCAGACTATGCACTCGACAAGTGCATTTATCCTTGATAGAGCCAGCGAACTCTGACGCATAGGTGAGGGTCTTACTCATCCGGCATTCGTAGCCCTGAGTCTCCCGGCTGACAGTTCTAGCACTTTCATCCCATTGATAGTTTCCGTATGGCATGGCGTAGGGGCATCCCCAGCACTCATGGCCGGGTGCATAGCCGGATAGGCGGTTGCCAGTGGTACTGGCATCGGTGGATTTCTTTACTCGCCGTCCGCATTTGCAGATATAGGTAGTCACACTCTCACCTCCGTGTCCTTCAGGCGGTCCAGCATCTCGGCCTGCAGGTCTTTGTTCAGGGGCTGGAAGCGGTTATTTCGCCAGCCGTAGCAGAGGATAGTGCCATAGATTGGCTGGCCGCGATAAGTACGGTTCAGGCTCTTGCCGTAGATGGCGTACACCAGCACCGCCGGGGTGCGGGGCAGAACTTTCTGCTCGCAGGGACACTGCAAAAGCGCTTCCATGCCCTGCAGCGTGTCCGGCAGGGTAGTCACGACCGGGTCTTTGCCCGGCTCGATAAGAATACCTTTCATCTCTTGCTAAAACCTCCAAAGTGTGTTACTCTTCGGGGTGATGGGCGTTCAAACCATCATCCCTTTGCAGGCTCGCCGGTGTTCCAGCACCGACGGGCTTTTTGTTTACTCGTCATGTGCTTCACTCCAGCACAAGGCTCTTGACATACGGCAGCCAGTCACGCCAGCATGGCTTGGAAAGACTGCGGTTGACAGCGTAGTAATAGGCTGCATTGCTGATTTTGGAAGAGCCTTTCAACCGCTGCTCTTTGACCATGTGGTTCACCTGATTGCGAGACAGGCCCATGCCCATCAGGAGCTTTTTCATGCGCTTCGTTTTCATGCGTCCCTCCGGTTCTGCCGGTACTCCGGCGCTTCGGTGCGGGCGTGGCGGCGGTCGATGTACCTGCGGCGCTGCACTTCGCGCTCTGCGGCATGATCGCCCAGCTGGACGAAGAACAGCGCCAGCAACAGCAGCACCATCGCGGTGATGAAGTCCGTGTCGGAGATGACACCGAGGGCCTCGATGCTGCCTGCAAAGCCAAGTGCGTACAGCATCCCGACGGCACCGCTGGCCACCGCCAGCCAGTACCAGACGCCAGATTTGATTCTCATGCGGATGCCTCCTTTTTATTTCTGCGGCACACCCAGCTGCACCAGCAGGGCGGGGACGTTGATCATGATGCACCGGCCACTCTTGAGGTGAGGAATGGTGCCTTTAGCAAGCTCTTTGCGCAGGTAGTATTCCGAAAGCCCGGTGGCCCGGGCAGCATCACGGACATTCATGAATGGGGTAGAAGGGACGGGAGGAGTATGCTTCCTCATAGCGGTCACTCCTTTTTCTCGGTGGTGAAGATGTCGGCCATGATCTGGTCGAAGCCGGGCAGGCCAAAGGCGATGATCTGAAGCTGGTCGATGCGGCTGTCCAGCTCGGCTTGTGCCTTGGCCACAAGGCCTTCGGCCTGACGGAGGCTGTCACAGATTTTGCCATAGTTGGCCTTGGCCTGAATGAAGCGAGCTTTGTAATCGTCGCGGTGCTTGATGAAGTCATTGCGCAGGTCAGTGACCTCCGCAAGCTGCTCCTTTGCGGTGCTGACAGCATGAATAGCTGCGGTCAGACGCTCGTTGGTGGCTTCCAGCTGCTCAATATGCTGCTGGGCCTTGACGGTCTCGTATACGCCATTTTTGCGGATGGCGGGCAGAACCTCGCTTGTGACCCAGTGCTTGAAGGCTTTGGCCTTCGGCATCTTGCTGCTCAGGATCAGGCTGTACAGGCCGGACTCGTTGATGATGAGTATATCCTGCTCGCCGCCGGGGGTGTCACGTTTCGTTACACCCTTGTCCTCGGGGTCGATGTGGTCGGCCAGCGCTTTGCGAGGATTCTTGTAGCCGAGTGCGGTTGCAACGTCGGCGCCAACCAGCCACGGCTGGCCGTTGAGTTCGACGTTGCGCACCCGCCCGAACTCGGGGTTGGAGAAGATCTGTAAGTCGTTCATGTGTTTTTGTACCTCCTTGTAGGTGGCTCCCTTTCCGTGCTATACTGTTGCAAGGAAAGGGGGTGAAGTGTAAGTGGACAAAATTATTCAGTGGGTGACCTGCAATCAGGACTGGATCACGCCAGCGATTGCGGTTTTTGGAGCAGTGTTGTCTGCATGGAACTGGCTTGAAAGGCATCTTGAGAACAGAAAACGCGTGGTCATTGAAGTAAAAAATGTTTTTTGCTTTGGGCCAGAGGCTAAAACCGGCGGATATACGGAAGTGCTCCATTTGTATATCATCAATAAATCTCGAGAGCCGATAACGCTGAGCCAATTACAGATGAGTTGTGATGCTCAAATCAATCGGTTTGGAGAATACCGGATGGAACTACATAGCCAAAGCAATAAAAAGGGAAGCGTTGAAGTGATTCGTAGAAGATGGTTCTCTGATACTTTCCCAGTTAAGCTTGAGGGGTTGGGGTATGTGCATCTGCTACTTGCGTCAACCGGAGATGTACGCTGCATCGAGCAGGGAAAGAAATGCCTCATGCGAATCGATAGCAATAAAGGAAAAATCCGCAAAGAAATTACCTGCGCTTTTTCTGAATGGGATTTGCTGCCACTATGTAAAGAGCCAAGTCTCACAGTAGAAGCGCTGCTACAATAGCTTTATTGCAGGCAGGAGGGACATTCTTCTTCTGTCAGGGCTGCCCGAAGTGTGACGGCATACTTTGCGGACCGGCAAAAAAGTTTGCTCTCAACCTCCACTCCGTCCCGGCTGACCAGTTCTTCCACGAGCTGTGCAATTGACACATCTTTCAGCACCCCGCGCCCTTCTCCCTCTTCAAGCGATTCCAGCAAAGAAGTCAAGTCGCCTGCCAGCGCCTTGGCTTCTTTTATTTTTTCACACAGGAGTTCAACAAGCTGAGTGGTTTCCTGAACGCCTGTGATGTTGACCGTGATATTGACCACGGGCTCTTTGTTATTGTCCATGTGGTTCACCTCCTTTCACTGATATTACGTAAACGTAAGTTTACGCGAAAAAAATAGCATCGGTCTCCTGCGGAGTAAGATGCAGTGCGGCCCGGAACAACTGAATCTCGTTTCGGGTGAAGTCGGACTGACCACCCATTTTACGGGACAGAGTTGCCGGATTGATGCCCATAATCTGGGCTGCATCTTGAGTTCTTATGCCATGCTCGATACATTTGGCACGGAATAAATCGCGGTTGAACATTTGCTCACCTCCTTTGCGCAAGAACAGTATAACTCTTGCGTATACGTAAGTCAATACGAAAATGCAAGTTTTCTTTGGGAAATTGCAAAAACACATTGCAAAAACGCAATATAATGATATAATAAAGGCAGAAAGGAGCATCAGATCATGGGGAATTACTTAGCTGACCGACGAAAAGCTCTTGGGTTAACGCAAAAGGAAATCGCAGAGCTGGTAGACGTATCAGAAGCAACAGTCTCCCGCTGGGAAAGCGGTGAAATTGCTAATATGCGGCGTGACCGCATTGCAGCTTATGCGAAGGCACTAAAAACCACCCCGAGTTTTATTATGACAGGGGATAGCGCTGATAAAGAACGTCCAGCGGGAGCCACGCCTTATAATGCCCAAAACGTTGCCCCGCTGTTGGGTACTGTCCGTGCAGGGATGCCGATGTATGCCGAGGAAAACATTGAAGATTACATTCCCATCCGGCAGACAGACGGTGCAAAGTATTTCTGGTTGAACATTCGCGGGGACAGCATGAATGCTGCCGGCATGGATGACGGCGACCAGATCCTTGTACGTGAACAACCGGAAGTGGAAAACGGCCAGTTGTCTGTGGTGATGGTCAACGGCAACGAAGCGACTGTAAAATACTTCCGCAGGGAAGGCGATCTCGTGATCCTGACCCCGAAAAGCTTTAATCCGGTGCATCAGCCGCAGATTTATGATCTGAAGAAGGTGCCGGTGCGGATTGCAGGACTGGTTGTGGAGTGCCGGAAGGTGTTCCGATAAATGGTAAAGAGGAACTTGATATGTCGAGAAAGAACAAGGTTGGATATTCAAAAAAATATGCGAGTGCTGCGAAATCGTTTGACCGAAGCATGAATCGATTGGCACATTCTGTTTCGCGTGTGGCATTTAGTAGTAAGTCTACAGCAAAATCAATCCCAAAAGCATCCCGGAAATCACATATGGATGAACCTGAGTTTGAAACGAAGTACACTAGTATCCCACAGCCAGTGACTGTTGTCTGTGTTCTGATTGGAGTGCTGGTTTTTCTTGCCGATTTCAAAGATGGCGGATTTCTGGTTTCACTCATTTTTGGATTTATAGCATGTGGGGTTTCTCTTCTAATTCTTTGCGTTATATATGGAGGAATCGCGGGAGCAAAGGAATTTCGTTCTCAAGATAGTGATAAATGCGAAGGACTACTCGAATCGGTCTATAATCCCAATCCTGAATGGATGGGGCAGACTGGCCTTGTTGATTCTCGCGCGAATGCAAAGGTCTTGGCTCCACAGTTTCTGAAGCAGGCTCAGGAAAGCGCTAAAATCCTTCAGACGACCACGGAACCGGCTACCTTTTTTACAAGATATGACTTTTGCGTTGGACGCTTGATGGAACTTGAAAAGTGCAAAAAGTACGGTGCACAGGTAAGCACTACTGATGATTTGAAGAAGTATCGCAGCCTTGGCTTCCGAGATGATGCTGTAAAGGAAATCATTCATCGAACGGAAGAAAAGTATCAGGCAAAAATCGAGAGCCTGAAAACAGCAAAGGCAAAACAGAACTGGGCAGAAAAATATTATCAGGAATTTGAACCATATTTGCCTTACATGACAGACGGCCAGAAGTCTGAGCTTGGAGAAGCAAGCGCATATCTGTTTGATCTGGCTCAAAAATAAAAAACGCCCCCGGTGTTGGCGCACCGAGAGCGTTTCCAAGAACAGCTTGTTCACGAGGAACAATACAGCCCTAAGACAACTGTATTGTACCACCTCCGGGCAGGCTTGTCAAAGTGTACCCATATGGAGGTGTATTTTTATGGCGAGTTTCAAGGAGAAACTTGACAAAAACGGAAACCGCATCTATGAGGTGCAGGTCAGCAATGGGCGAGGGCGGCGTGTCTGGCGCACCTTCCGCCCAGAGCCGACATGGAGCAAGCGCACCATTCAGCGGGAGCTACAGAAATTCGCCGCTGAATTGGAGCAGCAGTTGGCGGATGGGGAAGTGCTGACCCGTGAAGAGACTGCGCAAAAGGCTGCTGCGGAAGCCGTAGAGGCGGCCAAAATCAAAACCTTCCGGCAATATGCTGAAGCCGTCTATCTGCCAGAGAAAGCCGCCACGCTGGCGGAAAAGACCCGGGCCAGTTATACCCAGCTGTTGGAGCAGCATGTCTTTCCGGCTCTGGGCCATGTGCTTCTGCCGGAGATCACCCCGGCCATGATAAAGGCGTTACTTTCCAGTCTGTCAGAGGAGCTTGCCTTCGCCAGCGTGACAAAGGTGTATGCTGTACTGCATAACCTGTTTAAGGCTGCCTTGCTGGATGATACGATAGACCGGAATCCAATGGACAAGGTTCCGCGCCCCCGGAAGTCGAAGGATGCAGCCCTTCCTACAGAGCACAAGGCTTTTACTGCGGAGGAGACGCGGTATATTCTGCGCTGTCTGGATAGCGAGCCGCTCAAGTGGCGGGCGTTTATCCTGCTGCTTATCGATACGGGCTGCCGCCGGGGCGAGGCCTGCGGGCTGCAATGGCAGTCGGTGGATTTTGATACCAACACGATCACCATCGAGAGGAATCTACAGTACACCTCCGAGCGGGGCGTGTACGAGACTCTGCCCAAAAACGGCAAGACCCGCGTTGTAGACGTCTCGTCTGACGTGGCCGCGCTTTTGCAGGAGCTGCGGCAGAGTCAGCCGGTAACGGTGCGCTGGGTGTTTACGCAGGACGACAGCCCGGAGCCTATGCACCCAGACACTCCAACTCGTTACTTCCAGCGATTTGGCAAACGGTATGGGATAGAGCACTTCCACCCGCACAAGCTGCGCCACACGTCCGCCAGCCTTGCCATCACCAACGGTGCCGACGTGGTAAGTGTCGCCGCACGGCTGGGGCATTCTGACAGCAGCACCACGCTGCGGATGTACGCCCATGCCAACGAGGACAGCATCCGCCGGGTCGGTCAGACCGTAAGAGAGGCCTTGAAGCAGCCAGAAAAGAGAAAGGCTTGAATTTAATGCTGCTTCGTTGCGTCTCTTGATGACTCATATTCGTCCTATAAACGAGATGCTAAAAAACCGCAACTTGACCGCAACAAAAACCGCAACATCCTCGAAAAATCGAAGTAATTAACGAGATTGCACGATACAGAATCAGACAAATAAAATGATTGCATCACGCAATTTATTTGACAATGAAACAACATGACACAACACGTTAGAAGTCCCTTTTATAGCTCGTAATGAGCAGGTCGTCCGTTCGAATCGGATCAGTAGCTCCAAAGTAAAATCCCCGAAAAGTGGCTTCGCGCCTGGCTTTTCGGGGATTTTTGTTTGGCTGGGAAAATGCGTTCCGAGGGGAATGTGGGCGGTAATTGCCTCTGTTTCCGGGAAAGTTTTTTTGAAATGCAAGTCAAAATGCAAGTCAAAAAGGGAACAGAGGGAGTAAAAATAAGCGGCTCACCCTTGCGGGGGTCATCGCACACTTGGACATTGCGATTATACCTCTTTGAAAAGGCTGATAGAGCAGGTTTCGAGTGCTCTGCCAAACCGCCATATGCGGTTGAAAAATTTTGTGCAATTTTCATAGTTTTCTTCGCGCTGTTTTGG